GGAGTAATGCTGAAATCGTTTGTGCTTGCGCCAGTGCCTTGAGCTACAGTAGCAGATGATGGATTTGATGGATTTGTCAGATAATCATATGTGACGCCAAATCCATCTGGGTCCGTGGCGGCTACACTGATCGTTGTGCTGGAGCTGCCAACCATTATATTATAAGATGAATTAGCCGCAGTTGTCCATTCAACCATCTCTTGAGCGCCGGAATATATTCGATCCCACTCTGTACCATCATAAACATATAAAGACTTAGTATCCTGCACCCAAGCTAGGTCTGTTTCACTAGGAGACGCAGGGAGACCTGCATAGTTACCTACGCTTGTAATACCGCCAGAAGGGGAAGCAGGAGACCAAGAGCTAGTACCTGCGTTCCAAGACAGTGTTTGCCCACCAGAGGGTGTAGTATCGGATACATTATCTAAGTCAGATAAGTTTTGTACTACATCTTCTGCTAACATGGTAAGGAAGCATACAGCACCAGAAGCTACGTTGATAGCTGAGTTGTCACTTTCAGAGGAGGAACTAGGAGACCTAGCCATAGTGTAGGTTCCACCAGCTAGTCCTATAGTACCAGTTCCTACCTCGTAGTCAGTTCCACTTTCAATCGCATATCTTACAACATCAGCATCAACAACAGAGGCATCAACAAGGCTCTGAAAGCCATCGACAACAGAACCAAAGGTTACTGTACCTGTACCTGTAGTGGTCAGATTAAGTTTAACTCTGTCGACGAACTTTACCATTCTTAGGTATCCTCAGATTAGGCTAGGCGTAGAATACTTGTAGAAGCACCGGGGGCAGGGAACTGAATAGTGAAGTCACCAGCGGTAGCACTAACTGTACCACCAAAGTTAAACACTGCGATAACATTAGCTGCACTATCAGCATTGGGGTTATAAAGAATACAACCATCAGCTTGAACAGTTACGCTTGCAAACACTGCATCATCAAAGTCCATCACGGCAGTTGTACCATCCATCTGAGGGTATCCAGTGGCAATAGCTGCTTCTGCCCCTGTAGATAGGGTATCAAAAACTCCAGCGTAACCAACACCAGATGGGTGATCACTGTTTGTAGCAAGTTCTGAGTATGCTACTGTTGCGGCACCATAAGTACCACTTGGATTTTCCTTAATCAGGGCTACACGAAATGTATCATTATCAAAGTCGTGATTACCTTTAAGCAACTCTAGTTTAAAAGCATTGCTCAGTGCTGTGACTGGTGCTGGCATTATGTAGTTTCCTTATTCTCTTCTTCTACCTCAACGGGTAGGTCAGTTTCAGTTGAGACCTCTGTAATAGGGTCATAGTTCAGTTCAGCTATATCCATAAGGTCTTGTATAACCTCTGGGTGATCACTGACGTTAATGTCTGCACCGTTAAGGTTACGAAGGAATGCTGCAATCTCACGCAGGTCGTGTGGGGCAACATCACCAGCCTTGATACAGGGCATGAGGTCGTAGTTAAGTCCGTTAAGCTGCCATAGGCGTTCTACTAATTGCTTATTGAGCACATCAACAATAGCTTGGATGTAGCTTTCTAAGGCACGTAGAAACAGGTCAGTCTTAGACTTGGAGAGTGCGTATGATCCGTTGTTACCCCCACCGAGCATAAGAAACTCAGAAAGTACAGAACGGGCAATGTCATGTTGGTAACGCCTAACAATGGGGTCAATATCTACATTACGATTACCATTGCTACTCATTAGTTCAATGTCTACAAGTCTAATGTTTGTAGGTGAACCATCCTTGTCAGGGTAAGTATCACTAGGTGTTATAATATAACCTTGTTCATTAAACTTAACGTCACGAAGGATTTGTTGTAGGTTGCCTACGAAGCCACTCTGGGCCGCACTTGCGTCAGACGACAAATACTCCGAAGGAATACGAGCAACAGGGATACCAGCTAGTTCACGCTCAACAGCTATAGCCTCTATGCTCTGTAGGTTATTTAGATAAACATACGAGGAATAAGCATTGCGGAGGATAGAGCGGCCACTAGGATCACCATTAAGAACAGTAGTACGATAGTAAAGGCTCTTAGTAGTGGGAATATAATGCTTTCCTGATCCATAACCTACGTCCTGATAGATGCCTAAGACATCACCGCTTTTATCTTCTACATCAAACCTAGAGACTGTCCAAGGCGCACGACAAGCAATCTTACGGACACCCAAGCGTCCATCAGTGTACTTACTGTTTTTCTTAGGCGATCTTTGAGTAGGGCCAACTCTCCGCTTATAAACAACTTCAAACCACGCAAAACCATACGACAACGACGATAAAGATTCTGCAATGTGATCGTCAAGACTGTGATCCATATCATCAAAGATACTTTCCACAAAGTCAGCTTCACGTTTAGCTTCCTCAGTATCATTGGCGGGTTCCACTTTAAGTTTGACATCTCTAAGCACTTGTTCAGCAGCATACATAACCGCACCAATAGTACTGTCATTATCCCGCATCTCCCGATACTTGCGAATAGCGTTCTTACCGCGTAGTTCAGGGATAAACTCATCTGCACGTATTTGTCCAGTACGAGTGTTATCACCAGCTACACCAAGAATACTCTTAGCTGCACCTTCCGATAGTTTCTTTGTAGCCATATTAAATTAGCCCTTTGGCACTAGAGTACGCTAGTTTAAGTTGTGGCTTTGCGTAACCATTAAGACTTAGATCAGTGATAGCCCACACTAGAGCATCTAATCTGTCAGGAGACCCAATAGAACCTAGAGGTTCCCACTGTACCATCTGATCCTCTAAGTCGTTCAATCCTCTTACATGCTTAACTCTGTTTTGTTCATATAATGCTGAAACTGGTTCTGCCCTAGCCATCTTACCCCTTGAGGCATGTACTAACCTTACAGGCAGTGTTTCATCTTCTGTATGTAGTGTATGTCTTACCATATCACCACCTTGGTTTCTCTCAGCTACAATCCTGTCAGCTAGATGCTCATGGTAGAGTTCTACAGCCTTAGATGCCCACTGTTGGGGTGTATAACGACCAGTATGATCCTCTAACACATAAGCTGTACCATTTACGTCTACACCAGCTACAACAATACCTGTCATGTCACTTTCAGCGTTAGAGGTAATAGCCGGGTCAATAGCGACAACAATACGATTAAGTGTAGGAACCTGATCCTTCTCTATCTCACACTTAGCTAGTAACGACCTATTCCATAATGCACCAGATGCCTCATCAAGTACCTCAGCATATAGTTCCTGTCTACCTAACCTAGTTCCCTCGTAAGTCTTACGTACAGCATCTAAGAAGGTATCAGCTAAGTTAGCACTGTTATCGTATGTGCTTCCTGTGGTGACATGTGTCTTTTCATCGTCTAATATGGTTCTCAGTAACTTAGTAGTCTTAGGTGTAGTAGTTATAAACGATACGGGGTGTTTACCTAATCGTAATCCAAACTGTGCCATGTCCCAAGTCTCTTGAGCGTTTCTCCATGCACAAAGTTCATCTGCCCACATTGAGTATGCTTGTGGCCCACGAAGTCTCTCAGGGTCTTCAGCACTAAAGAATACAGCCTTAGAACCATTAGCCCACGTCATTGTATTATTAGTAGGAGACCAAGTAGGGAAGCCTAACTCTTTTCCTCTGTATGTCTTATCACCCTTATGACAGACATTCATTAGTCCAGAGTCGCCCTCAACCATAACTCTACGAACATCACCTTTAGTTGGTGCAACACAGTGAACAATACGATCATTCTTCATAATCCTGTGTCGTACCCACTCAGCACCAGCCCTCGTCTTACCCCAACCACGACCAGCTAAAGCTACCCAGACATTCCACTTACCATCAGGTTCTAACTGATCAGGTCTAGCCCAGAACTTCCAGTCGTACTTAAGTTCTTCAGCTTGCTCCGGGGAGAGGGACGACAAAACATCAGCTACCTGATCTGAGGGTAACTTCCTTAAGTCCTCAGCCGTTATCCTCATGTTCATCGTCATCAAGGTTATTCTTTCCTAGTCGGGTCATAATCTCTTCTACAGCGGAGCGGTCTTCCTCTTCTTCACTACCAACTTCCCGTTCCTCAACAGTGTTAGTAGGAGACCAACCCCCCTTACTTCTTAAGTACAACTCAGCAGCCTTAAAGTCACCAGCTAACGCTTGCTCAACGACAACATTACCAATAGCTGATGTAGTATCAAACTTCACCTCCGCTATGTCTCCACCATACAACTTATAAAAAGTAGATGTACTAGATGGAGCATGAGAATACTTCTGTATAGATGCCATAATATCTTTAACTGACACACCACTACTGATGCCCTTACGGACATGCTTACCTATAATAGCACTATATGGTAGTTTCTCTGCCATGAACTCTGAGCATCCTTCAGTTCCGTACATGTCCCTAATCCTTAAGAGACAACAAATAAAATAACGACAACAGTAAGTATAACTCCCTCAATCATCGGCATGACCTCATCCTGTAATTCTAACTTGGCAGTGTTCGTCATGGTTGACTAAGGGAGAAAGACTTTAAAACAGAAGTATAGTTTGTACCTAGTACTCATGTAACTACTAATGTATAGCTATTGTCTATAAACTATAATAGTAATAACCATAATAGTATTATACTATATAGTCTCTTTACTGTCGTAGTTACATTTGATATACT